TGTTGCGTGATAAACACTTGGGAGTTTAGATATATTAGGATGTACTTGTTCCGGTAATACTTCTTTTATTGCTAAAGATTTTTTAAAAGCTTCTTCAAAAAGATTAGTTGTTTTCTTCATAATAGTACTTATAATAAATATGTGAGTATTATAGATCAATACAAAAAAGAAATTGAACCGGAATTACATGTTGATGAGTTTAACATTAAAGATGTAGCGATGAAAACACCGGGTAGAAAGCATTTTTGGGTATGTAAATTAATACAGCATAAAAAGACATTGATCAATCTTAAATCAGAGCGGTTTAAACTTAAGAAAGAGATTGCAAAGTTAATACAAACCCAATCTCCAGTTAAAGTTACAGCACCTGTAGCTGAAAAATCTGCGTATCAACACGAAAAAATGATTGATATGCAACATAGTATAGACGAGCAGGAATTAATTATAGAGTTTTTAGAAAAAACTGAAAAAGTATTTACCTCGTTAAGTTTTGATATTAAAAATATAATTGAGATTATGAAAATGGAAACATTATGATCGAATTTTTTTTAAAAAGGAATAAAATTGGAATAAAGGGAGATTTATTTCAAGACATTCGTGAACATTTTAGTGTAAAGGATGAAACAGCTAGATTTAGAATGAAAGGTAGGGCTAGGTTTGCATCTAATCGAACATATTGCATTACACCAACTGGCTTGTTTGACTCTGGGCTCTTTTATGATATTTTAAGGCATATAAAAGAAACATACCCTACTGAAGATATATTAATTAATGAAGGTATTGCTGGTATAGTAAAGCCTGGGTTGATAGATGCGAGAGTTTATGATAACCTAACTTTTGGCTTGAGAGATTATCAGTTAAAAGCATGCGAAAATGCTATTAAATTCGGCCGCGGTATACTTAAGATGGGTACAGGAGCTGGTAAGACAGTTACTATATGCTCAATATTAATGAGTGCATATATAAGGCAGAGAGATAATTTTAAATGTCTGTTAATCGTACCGGACTTGTCGTTGGTTAACCAGACTTATACAGACTTCGGGGAATATAATGCCTTATTTAAATTTACACGATGGACAGGCAAGATTAAACCAGATCTTACTGCTAACGTGATAATCGCAAATATTGGTATACTTCAAAGTCAGTTTGATAAAAATTCTTGGTTACAAGATATCGATATGCTTATTATAGATGAATGTCACAAATTAAAGAAGAGTAATAAAATTAATAAAATGGTCGAGGCCATTAAGACTACACATAAATTTGGTCTAACAGGAACGTTACCTGACAATAAGCCTGATGAATGGAATGTTATTGGTAAAATAGGTAGTATAATATATGAGAAGGATAGTTTTAGTTTAAGAACAGAGCAGCATTTAACAACAGTAAAGACATCAATACTACAGTTAAAATATAAAGATAAGCCGAAGTATAAAAAAACTGATAATAACTATAAAAAGGAGTTAGATTTTATATATGAAAGTGAATTTAGAAATAATTTAATTAAAGGTCTTTGCGGTAAATTTAAAAATAACTCTCTTGTACTTGTTAATCACCTTACACACGGTGATGCCTTATACGATAAGCTAGTTAATTACCAAGATAAACAAGTATTTTTTGTAAAAGGTGAAATGGAGGTTGACGTAAGAGATGAGATTAAAACCATAATGGAAATTAGTAATAATATTGTATGTATTGCGATGAGTTCAATCTTTAGCACGGGTATTAATATTAAAAATATACATATGATTATATTTGCTGGAGGCGGTAAGAGTTTTGTTAGAACAATCCAGTCTATCGGCCGCGGATTACGGTTGCATAAAGATAAGGCAAAATTAATTATTATAGATCTAGCTGATAATCTTAGATATGGGGAGCGTCATGTAGAAAAGCGAAAAGAAATATATATAAAGGAAAAAATACCTTTTAGTATAACAGAAATAGTTGAAAATTAACTATTATATATTATAATTGTAGTATATGACCGATAAAGATGATACCACAGTCGTTATAAAGAAGAGAAGAGGACCTAAACCTAAAATAGATGAATATTATGTGGACCCCTTTGAATTTAAACAGCAAATTGTAGATTATTATAAGTCTGGAATATGCATACCAAAGCTAGCAGATGCATTAAAAAAGATCGCATACGGTTTAGGTAATAAATCAAACTTTATAAATTATACGTATAAAGAAGATATGATAGGAGATGCATTAGTAAAGATGTTTACTGCTCTTAAAAATCAAAAGTTTAGAGTAGAATCTGATTTTAGCCCGTTCTCATATTTTACTACAGTCGCTTTTCATGCTTTTATAAATAGAATTAAGAAAGAAAAAAAATACCATGAGACTTTAACAAGCTTTAAAGAGAAAGTGTATGAAGAAGAGTTACATAGTCAATCTGGAGGTATGTTATATATACCACCCTGCTCTGATGAATTAGACTATACATCTTAATGAATAAAAAAATTGCGATTTTTTCAGATCTTCATTTAGGTATACATCAAAATAGTGATTTTTGGTTAGGTATTTCTAATAAATGGGCTGATTGGTATATAGGTGAATTAAAATCTCATGGGATTACTGATATTATATTTGGTGGAGATTTCTTTCATTATAGAGATGAGATTAGTGTAAAAACTCTTAACTTTGCTAAAGATTTTTTAGATAAGTTTGATGACTTTAATATTATTATGATTACCGGTAATCATGATGCATGGTATAAAGATACAAGTGAAATTAATAGTCTATCTATCCTTAAGGGCTCCTCAAATTTAAAGATATATGATAAGATAATTACATGTAAATACGGCGACCGTACATTTACTTTTTGTCCTTGGGGTACAAAGATTGATGATATACCGAAAAGTGATGTTGTAGTTGGTCACTTTGAATTGGAAAACTTTAAAATGAATGGGTTTAAAATATGTGACCATGGCGATGATCCAGATATATTAATAGAAAAAGCTCCTCTAATATTTTCTGGTCACTTTCATACTAGAGATGAGAAGTACTTTAAAGACAAATCAAGAATTATATATGTCGGTAATCCATTTGAAATGGACTTCGGGGATTCTGGTCAAACAAAAGGATTTTATATTCTTAATACTAATGATTTGAGCTATACATTTCACGAAAATAATATAACCCCTAAACATATTAAAGTATACTTATCTAAATTAATTACAGAGAATAATGTCATTAATTTTATTAAAACCGTTATATCCAATAATATTATAAAATTAATTATTGATAAAAATATTAATACCGAACATTTAGACTTATTAGTAGCTAAATTATTGAGCTACAAGCCTTGTGATCTTAGAATAGACTATGATGTAAATTATAATAAAGTTAAGTTTACTGAAGAAGGTGAATATGACCTATCAGGTATTGATATAATCGAAGCAGTTAATGAGTTTATTAATTTACTCGATATTGAAAATAAAAATGAAGTTGTAAAATACACTACCGAATTATATAAAAAATCTATAGATAAAGCTACATGAAATACGTTGAATTTAAAGAACTGAAAATACAGAACTTTCTATCGGTAGGGGATACACCTGTGTGCATAGAATTTACAAAAGGTCTACATATTGTGACAGGTATTAATAGAGATAAGGAAGATCGTAGGAATGGAGTAGGTAAGTCTACTATTGCTGATGCCCTATACTTTGCTATATTTGGCAATACTTTGAGAGAGATTAATAAGAATTTTATACCTAATAATCTAACTAACGGTAAAACTGTAGTCGAACTATTATTTACAGTTAATGATCCGCATTACGGTGTGAATGATTTTCATATAGTTAGAACTTTAGGTCCTTCCAAGTGTAGTGTATACAAGAATGGCGTAGATAAGACTAGAGATACCATAGCTAATACCGGTAGTTATATAGAGACCATATTATCATCATCTCAGGAAGTTTTTCAGAATTGCGTTATTATGACTCTTAATAATCATATTCCGTTTATGGCTAAAAACAAAAATGAGAAGCGTAAGTTTATTGAAAGAATTTTTAATCTTGAAGTATTCTCAAAGATGCTATCTGAATTAAGAGCAGATCAATCGGAAATTAAAAAAGACTTTGATATTAATATTACGCGTATGGAGGATACTAATAATTACTTAAACTCTCAACGGGCACAAGTACATAGCTTTGAGAGTAATAAGAATAAGAAAAAAGCTGTATTAAGTAATTCAATGCGTCAGCATTCGCAAGACGTTCTAGATACTAAAGAAAAACTAGATAAGATAAAAGCTCTAGACGATCAGCCATTTATTAATAAGCTTAAAATGCTTACTTTAGCGGTCGACGAAAAGACTGCACACCAGAGAAAACTTAATGATGATATATTGCTACTAACTCATACATTAAAAAATAATGCAGGTGTATTTAAACGTATAGGTACAGAGGACGATACATGCCCTGTATGTTTGAGACCTATTGAAGATCACGATATAGAAGTTATCGAAGAGGAAAAGACAAAACTTAGGGCTATTATTAATGAAGGTAAGTGTAATTTAGAGCTCCTTTCTGCAGAATTTAAACTTGTTAACTGCCAAATAGTTAAAATTATGGAAGCTATTAATATTGTGAATACCAAAATATCTGATATTGAAAGGCAGAGGTATAGTATATCCCATTTAAATGACTCTATAGAATATATAATAAGATGTATATCTGAAATTGAAGAAGAGCAGGCAACTATAGATATTGAGATGAATACATATACAGGTAATGTCACTGAGCTTGAAGAAAAGATTACTAATATTACTAATCAACTTAGTACTATAAAAAGAAGTTTAGATTTATTAGATGTCGTTAAGTTTGTAGTAAGCGAGGAAGGCGTTAAAAGTTTTATCGTTAAGAAAATTCTTAGAAATTTTAATTCTAAACTAACATATTATCTTAAAGAGTTAGATAGTAATAGTATATGCATATTTAACGAATACTTTGAAGAAGAAATTGTTAATGAGAAGGGTAAAATATGTCAATATAACAACTTTTCAGGAGCCGAAAGAAAAGCTATTGATATAGCATGTTTATTTTCATTTATGGATATGAGAAAGGCTCAAGGAGATGTTCATTATAATCTAAGTTTCTATGATGAATTGTTTGATAGTAGTCTGGATGAAAAGGGGGTAGATCTTGTTCTTGAAATTTTAAATAACCGGGTTGAAAAAAATAATGAATGTGTGATTGTTATTAGTCATAGAAAAGAAAGCATTAAAGCTGCTACCGGGAGCATAATTTTTCTTGAAAAGTCTAATGGTATTACAAAACGCGTAAATTTTGTTGATTAATATATAAATTTTACTAACTATCTATATGTTAATACAAGGCAACGCGCCGTTTCAAAAAGCGGCTCTAATAAAACCATTTTCGGCACCTATTTCCATGAGCAACCCTGTACCTGTAATTAGTAATACACCAGTACCTGCTGAAGTCGGGCTGCCTAGGTTTATGAACTATTATGCTGATTATAGCGGGTGCGGGCACTGGAGAATGATCTGGCCGGAGCAAGTCATGAATGCTCATAGTAAGGCAGTAGTTCATGGAACGACTGTAATGAATGGCGATCCAAGATACTACGGCCAGGTAAAGAGTGTTAGAATACAACGACAGGCAACTCCGCAGCAGTTAGAATTTGTTAAATTCTTAAGACAGGTCGCTGATAAAAATCAGATGAGGTTAATTTATGAAATTGATGATATTTGCTTTGCTGAAGATATACCAGATTATAACAAATATAAACCAGCTTTTACAGATCCAAAAATTAGACAATCATCCCAGGCGATGATGGAGATGTGTGACGAAATTACTGTAACATGCCCCTTTATGCGTGATTATTACGCTTCGAAGACAAACAATAAAAATGTAACTGTTATACCTAATTTTATGCCGAAATTTTGGATAGGTGGTAAGTCAGACCTTAGCCGTACAATGGAAAGTTACGAAAAGAATAAGCGAAAGCCGCGTATTCTGTATGCAGGTTCTGGAGCTCACTTCGATGTCGATAATAGAGTTAAACAGCGTGATGATTTTTACCATGTAAATGAAGTTATAATGAAAACAGTCGATAAGTTTCAATGGGTATTTTTAGGTGCATTTCCATTAAGTTTAAAGCCTTTAGTACAATCGGGTAAAATAGAGTTTCACCCATGGAGACGCTTGTATGAATACGGTCAAGGCTTATATGACCTGAATGTCAATATGGTAGTTGCTCCGTTACAGGATAGTATTTTTAATAGGTCAAAATCTGATCTAAAATATATTGAAGCATGTGCTCTAGGATTACCTATTGCGTGTCAAGATATGTGCACATACGAAAACGCTCCTATTAAGTTTAAGACTGGCGATGATATGATTAATCAGATAGAAGCTACATTAAAAGATAGAAATCGGTATAAATCTTTATGCAAAAAAGCTTCCCAGTATGCTAATACACGCTGGTTAGAGGATGATAAAAATATTGATTGTTATACAGAACTTTATCAGTATGCTATAGATGATCCAAAGAGAATAAATCTTAGTAGATATAATTAGGAACATATGTATAATAGGTAGGTGAGCTACCGTAATGCAATTTATAATGGACGTGAAAATACCGTAACGCTATTTACCTGGGATGAAGATGGTAATCGAATTAGATTCGAAACTACTGTTGAACCATACCTGTATATAGAAGGTAACGGTAATTACGAATCGATCTTTGGTACTAAACTGATTAAGAAGAAATTTAATAATCAGTATAGTAGGTATAAATTCTTAAAAGATTCAGGTATTAAAAGAGTATTTGAGAATATACCTTTACCTCAGCAATTTCTGGTGGATACTTACTGGAAGGTAAATGAAGAGTTGGAATTTAATACTCATCCGATCAAGACAATGTTTATCGACATTGAGACTTACTCGCCTGATACCTTCCCGGATATTATAAGCGCTAATCACCTGGTAAACGTTATAACAGTATACGATTCTCTATCAGATAAATTTATAACCTGGGGATTAAACGATTATGAAAATACTCAAGATGATGTTACTTACGTTAAATGTGCAGATGAAAAGGATTTATTTAAAGCTTTTATACAGCATTTAGAAATTGATTATCCAGATATTCTATCTGGTTGGAATTCTGAATTCTTTGATATACCATATATTGTTAATCGTTGCCGTCGCATACTTGGGGATGAATGGGTAGATCGACTATCACCAACAGGTAATGTTTATAGTCGAACTATTAGAGGTCAATTCGGTCAGGAGCAAGTAAAGTGGTATATTGAAGGTATATCCCTAATTGACTATCTGGATGTATATAAGAAGTTCACTCAAGGCTTACGCGAGAGCTATAAGCTTGATGCTATTGGTGAGATTGAGTTAGGGCAGAATAAGGTAGAGTTTGGTAATATGAATCTCGCTACACTATCTGATGAGGATTGGCAGACGTTTGTGGATTATAATATTCAGGACGTTAGATTGCTTAAGCATTTAGAGGTTAAATTAAAATATATAGAGTTAATTCGAATGTTAGCATATACAGGATTAACTACCTTTGAAGCTGCGATGGGAGCATTATCCGTAATTAATGGAGCTACTGCTATTAGAGGTCGTCGCCGTAATCAGATTATTCATACATTTATTCGCAATGAAGATACCGGTAAGAATCCTGGGGCCTATGTAGGTGAACCTTTAAACGGATTTCAACAAAATATTATATCTTTTGATGCTAATTCACTATATCCGAACGTAATGATATCATTAAATATTTCACCTGAAACTAAGGTAGGTAAAATTGAGGAGAAGACTGATAAAGACGTAACTATTCGACACGTAAACGGTAAGACATTTACTCTACCGATGAGTAACTTTATAAAGTTTGTAAAGGATGAAGAGATTGCAATTAGTAGAGCTAATGTCTTGTTTACACAAAAGCGGAAAGGAGTTATGCCTGAGATTCTTGATGAATACTATAGTAAGCGTGTCGAAATTAAGAAGGAGCTTACTACCTTAAAGCATGAGTATAGTAAGAATAAGAATAAATCGACTAAAGTTAAGATTGATCAGCTAGACTCTAAACAACTTTGTATTAAGATTTTCATTAACTCAATTTATGGATACTTCGGAAATAAGCATGCACCATTTGGTGACGATGATATAGCTGCATCGATTACCCTTACCGGTCAATCGGTAATTAAGAAGTCTAATGACTTACTTAAAAACTATATTACCGAAAGGGTAAACATAACTGACGAAGCTATATTAAATGGATGCGTTATATATAACGATACTGATAGCTCATACATTTCTATTAAATCTATTATAGATAATACTGATATTGAATTTAAAGGTACTGACGGTAAATTAACTCCAGAGTTATATACAGAGGTTCAGAATATTGAAGACTATCTGAATAAACATATTAAGGTATGGGGCGTTAAAAATTTAAATTCGAAAGATTGTAGATTTGTATTTAAGCGAGAGGTAATTGCAGATGTGGGAGTGTTCTTGCAAAAAAAGCGGTATGTAATGCATATTTTAGATGATGAAGGTATTGAGATGGACAAATACAAATATACCGGCGTCGAGGTTGTTAGAAGCACTATGCCAGCTGCAATTAAACCGTATGTAAAGGATATTATTGAGACGATGTTAAGTACTCAAGATATTACAAAGACTAATAAGGTATTAAACGAAGCGTATAAAACATTTAAGAGTCTACCGGTAGAAGATATCGCGTTCGTATCCGGTATTAAGAATTACGAAAAATATGCTTCAGGTTGCGACGGCTTTAAAACTGCTAAAGGCATGCCTGGTCATGCTAAAGCGGCGTATTATCATAATTTACTTCTTAAGAAATTTAATATTGAGAATGAATACGAGCCAATTGGTAGTGGTGATAAGGTTAGGTATTTTTATGTAGAGAGACCAAATGCTTATAATATAGGAAATGTTGCATATAAGTACTACTACCCGGATCAATTTAAAAAGATATTTCATATTGATTATGAAAAAATGTTTGAAAAGATTATCTTCTCTGCGATCGAACGATTTTATGTGAATGTTAACTGGTCAGTTCAGAAGCCTGGCTCATTAACGCAGACAAATTTATTCGATCTTTTAAGTTGATTATAACATGTTATAATATATAATAAAGGTATGTCAGATAAAACATATATTACATTCATCGATAATGCCGGTCGCTCTATTTTTGGCGAAGTTAAAGACGAGTCAGAAACTCTGATTGACGTCAAAAATCCAGTTATGATCGCTGTTCAACAACAACAAGACGGTCAAATGGCGGTTCAGTTGTTTCCACTATTCTTCGCTGAGTTCGTTACTGAAAGTGATACTACCGGGCGTAATACCGTTTTTAGTTATATTAAGAATAATATTGCTATCGGTAAGGAATTTGACGTCGATCCTCGAATTGCTGCTCAGTACGAGAAGGTAGTCAATCCTACATTGGTACCAGTCGGAAATGAAGCGGTTGAAGATGCAGAAGTTATTAAGCTTTTTGATGAATAATTAATAATAAATACCAATTGTAAGCCTCGGCTATATCTTTATTACCCGTTAAAGTTAAAAGATACCGAGGCTTCTTTTTGGACGCTTACTTGAAATACAAAATTTAACCGATAAAATACATATATGAATTGGGATACAACTGTCGGGGCGAAATCTTTTAGACCACCTAGTGATACAACATCGTACTTCGATAAGGTAACAGCTGAAGCAGAGCAAAGACTTCGAGTTGAGATTAATCAGCAGGTTAGAGACGAAGCTAATAAAGTTATACATGTTATTGTTACTTCAAAGGATACTGAAATTGAGAATCTAAAACAAGCACTTGCTGAAAAAGATCTGAAATTAGCTGCAAAGCAATCAACGATTGATTCTCTAAATAGAGAAAAAAGGCATTTTATAATACCGGAAGAGCTGGAATTTAAAGTTGAAGAGCCGACTATTAAAGTTGAGGCAGACGTCGATAATTTTACACAGGAAGTTATTAGTATTTTTAAGTATGGTAAATCCGAATCTGGGTTTGTTAATGAAAACCAAGAAAAAGTACGTAAGGTAGCTTTAATATGGAAGCAGTTTTTTGAAGAATATAAATGGAAAAGTAACTATATATCAGTAAAGATAAAAAAGCTGTTGAAAGATACAGATAGTATACTATAATAAGGTATATGAGTAAAGAGACTGACGACATTTTATCCGTTATTGATAAAACAAACCCATACGCATCTTTTTTAAATGAAAGTGCTCTTAGTAATGTAGATGGTTGGATCGATACCGGGTCGATGGTACTTAACGGTATTGTTTCCGGTTCGTTATTTGGAGGTATTCCAAAAAATAGAATGACTCTTTTAGCAGGTCCATCGATGACAGGTAAGTCATTTATCTTACAAAAGATTCTAGCAAACGCTCAAAAAGAAGGCCTTATACCGGTCATCTTTGATAGTGAAAATGCTATTGATAAAGACGGTGCTGAAGCATTAGGTTTAGATGTAAGTAAAGTAAAGTATGTACCGGTATTTAGTATCGAAGAATGCCGAAATACAATTTACGACTTCTTAATGAAGGTTAAAGAAAAGGGTCAAGAAGGTAAATTTATTATCGCTATTGACTCTTTAGGTAATATGGAGAGTCAGCTGCAGATCGGCCGAATGACTAAAAATAATGTAAGTGCTGATATGGGTAGTAGAGCTAAAGCAATGAAAACTCTTCTTAGAACTTGTACTCAATTATCTGGATTAACTAAGACAACTATTCTTGCTACAAATCACATTTACGAAGACCCTTCTGCGATGTTTCCAACTCTTGTAAAAGCAATGCCAGGTGGTACTGCTGCTGTATACTTACCGTCAGTTACCATTCAATTAGCTCGTAAGCCAGTTAAAGAAGATAAGAATACAGATGGTAAACTAGCAGCATTACAGAAGAGTTATTCTGGAGTTATTCTAAGAGCGTTAACAGTTAAGAATCGTTTCGTTAAGCAGTATTTAGAAGGTGAAATGTATCTTTCATTCGAGAGAGGTTTAAACAAATATTACGGTCTATTAGACTTAGCAGTCGGTTTAGGGGCAGTTATACAATCAGGAGCAACGTATTCTTTACCAGATGGTACTAAGCTCGGCTACTATTCGAAGTGGAAAGATGATAAGGAACTTTGGGATAATACTATTGTACCAGTTATTGAAGAAAAGATTAAAGTCGAGTGGAAGTATGGTAATAAAATTAATGATGATACACCAGAAGAAATTCCAGATGAAGTTATCGAGTATCAACAATCAGAAGAAGTATTAATTAATGAAGATGCAAAATAAAAAAGTCATAGTTACATTATCTGGAGGAATGGATTCAGCAGTACTGTTGTATAAAGCTGCAGAATTGTATAGAGAAGTCCATACTGTTACGTTTGATTACGGTCAACGACATGATAGGGAGTTAGTAGCTGCTAAGAAGCAATTATTAAACGCTAAGCATGATTTTCCTAATGTTACGTTTACGAATAAGTTACTAGATGTAAAGTATATTAAAGAGATTGCACCTACTTCATCACTTACGAATGATGATATTGATACACCTAATGTAAATGATATTATGGGTGAAGCTCAACCGAAGAGTTATGTACCATTCCGTAATTTAATGTTTATAAGTATATTAGCATCTTACGCGGAAGCAGTAAAAGCATCAGAGATCTGGTATGGGGCTGCTGAAGCGGATAGTTTAGCTGGTTACTGGGATTCGTCAAATGAGTTCATTGATACATTTAATAATCTTGCAGCGTTAAATCGCGAGACTGTTATTAAGTTGGTTGCACCTTTAGTAAGGATGTCTAAGAAAGATATTGTATTAGACGGCGTTTCTCTAGGGGTTAACTTCGATGATACATATACTTGTTATTCTGGCGAATACCCTTGTGACGCTGAGTCTGCTAGCAGCAGCTTACGTTTAAAAGGCTTTATAGATGCTAAGCTAAGAGATCCTCTTTTATATACACAGCAAGATAAATTAGATGCTGTATATGAAAAGAATGGTTGCAAAGCTATTTGTTAATATACTCAAATAACTCAGGGTTATGATACGCTATATGCTGTCTCATAACGTTATGAGTTTTTGGGTTACTCAAAGCTTTTATCATAAACATCTCTATATCAGCATCACTCTCATCCGGTAATTGTTTACTCGCATAATCTTTAAGAGCTTGTAATTGCTTTTGATTGTATGCTTTTAAATCCCCGGTAAGAGATATATCATCATACTTATCGTCAGCTGAATCCGCGTTTAAATCAAACTCTTTATACTGTTGGAAATCGGCCTTATCAACCATTTCCAACAGCTGATTAAATTTAGTAACCGTATGTATGGCGTCTTTGTTGTGCATAGAGATTTTGAACTCTCTGTCTTTCTTGAACAGCAAGATATTGATTAATTTCTAGTTGAGACATTTTTACCTCTTCAGCTTCTTCTCTCTTTTCAATAGGAGCTTTTGACATATAACGATTAGTTGAATCCTCTTCAGCTTCTTCAGCTTGAGGTTTTCTTTCCCATCCGCTGCCATCCTCTTTTTCCTGCCATTCGTCGGGGTTAAAGTTTTGGAAGTTTTGAACTGCTTCGTATTCCTCGTGTGATAATGTTATAGCATCTTCTAATGATACTTCTTCTTGCTCATGCTCTCCATTTTCTGGAGCTACACGAAAGTCTAATCTACTAAGAGGTACCTTATACTCATTACTATCTTCATCCTGGACAAAAACAAACCTGGTTCCGGGTTCATGATCAACTATTATTACCGATCGTTCATTGTCTAATACAGCTTCCATACCTACAAGATTTTCTTTTTGCTCGCGGGCAGGGTAATTACCTTCTTGTTCATGCTCTTCATCTTCTATTTGAGTATCAACCATCGACTTAGCATCTCTTTCAGCTACATCAGTTTCAACAGCATCCAGCACATCTTCGAGTTCAATACGTACACCATCATACTCATCATATTCTTTTAACTGATCGAGAAATAAACTAAATCGATCTATGGATCTAATTTTTGTGAAAGCATCAGCAATGTTCATTAGAACTCCTTCTCTCATCTCATCAGCTTCAGCTGATACAGGATTATCTTGAAGATCTTTACGTGCGGTTTCAAGCATTTGCGCAACTAGAATTTTAATAGATATTGCTTCATTGGAAATATCACTACCTCTTATACTACTCTTTCGCTGTTCCCTTTCAGCAGCTTTTCGCTCTCTCTCACTTTCGATGTTTTTATTCGCAATATCAGATGTAGATACTTGACTATAATCGTGAATTTTTCTACCTATACCTGCTTTAGGTCTTACACCCTTTTTGTCTCGTAAAGTAGCTAACGTATTAACGAAATCAGCAGCATTACTCATAAGTTTCTTCTTACCATCCTTATCTTCAAATGTCGCGCCATGAGCATTATCAGTAGTACACCATTCTGTGAATTCTGTTTTTATATCATTAACTGCTTCCGGAGATAATTCCGATTCAATACCTCTAATGAGGTCATTTACATCCTTCGCGCTAGGTTTACGCGTTTCAAATTTTTCCATAAATTCAGAAGGTATGGAATCTGGATAATTTTTACGCAGCCACTGATAAAATAAAATACGTACATCTCTAAATCCTGTACTTCCTATTTGAGATTTTATTAGACCGGCAATAGGTCCTAATGCACCGCCTATTAATGTTTTCTCCTCTACTAAGTCGCTAAAAATGTAGTTCTGCGTATTTTCGTTAATAATAGTTGGTTTAGTTGCCCACGAAATAAAGTTCATAATAATATTTATTGATTTCTGACATATTTCTACTATAATATCATTATATGTGCGGTATTTATTTAAGTAATGATCTCTCAACGTTCGAGGTACTCGAAGAAGCTAATAAAAAGAGGGGTAATTTCTCTACTGGTATATTTCATGTATATCGTTCATCTAACTATGATGTTAAAAAGTATGAAGGTGGTATTAACTGGAATGAAGTTAAATTACCACAAGGAGATGTAGGAGATTTTATATATCTTGGTCATAATCAAGCGCCGACAAGTTCTGCTAGAGAATGGAAAGAAAAAACATCACACCCATTTAGGTCTGGAGACTGGATAGTAGCTCATAATGGAGTTTTAACTAATTACAATGAGTTAATTGATGAATACCTACCAGATCATGATAATCCCGTTGATAGTAGTGTAATACCAGCTTTATTAGATGAATTCGAGTATAATCTCGGACCATGTGAAGATTCAGATACAGAAATACAGAATATTTTATATACAATTGAAAAATTGAAAGGTACATTTGCAGTATGGATTGTGAATATTAAAACAATGAACGTTTATATAGCAAGACAAGGCAGTACTTTGTTTTATAAAGATGCTAATGTATCATCTATTAAAGGTGATGGTTATACAGAAGTAAAAGAAGGTATATTATACGGATATACAGCTGAGGGCCTAGTAGAACTTGATACATTTGCATACGATTCACCATTTTTAACATTATGAAACATATAGCATTATTTTCGCAGACAGGTACTGAAATCGTCGATCTAATACGATCGGGCGTTGTACCAGATGTCGTTATACACAACCATAAACTTAGTAGTAGACATACCATTAATCGCGACCTTGCAAGGCTCTGCTCATATAGCCTTTTTAGTCTGCCGTATGAGCATTCTAAAGACGTAAAAGCGTTACGAGCAATGCTGGGGGACCCTAAGGAGTGTTATATTACATTACATGGATGGCTTAGTATTGTACCTAAAGAGATATGTGAAGAGTATGACATATATAACGGTCATCCTGGACTGATAACGGAGTTTGAATGCCTGAAAGGTAAAGACCCTCAAGTTAAAGCATTTAATGGTAAATATAGCCGCATTGGATCTGTTATTCACCATGTGACACCTGGAGTAGATGAAGGTAGCGTAGTTCTCTCTCGCGGAATAGAAAATAAATGCACTACGTTAGATGAAATGTTTAGTACCCTTAAATCCATATCGCTTAATCTATGGCTTGATTTCTTTAACAAAAGATAGTATAATTTCTATATGGATGATCTAAAGACAACAGGTAAGCCGCGGCAATTTGAAACTGGAGCACAGCGTGATAGCGGCGAAGGCAAGTTACGTATGAGTTTAGTACCACATAAAGCTTTAGAATCAGTTATGTTGAGATATTTACAAGGGGCTGAAGCGTATAATGAACATAACTGGAAATTAGGTATGAAGCATTCTGTGCTATATGATTCAGCAATGAGACATTTGATGGCGGATTGGGTAGGGGATGGTAGTGAAGATCATTTAAGTGCAGCTCTCTGGAACATAATGGGTATGATCGAGTTTAGAGAGACGAGACCAGAACTTGATGATAGGTCGTATCATAACGAACCTAAATCACCAAAGAAAAAATAAAGATAGTAAGTTGTACAAATATATTGAAATCTAGGCCAATTAATATATAATAAAAATATATATATGAATAATATAAAAATCTATACAGCAACTAAAGGTAAAAAAGAAGATACATCCATTTTTAAATCCTTAAATGAAACTTTAGCGGATTACGGACCGATAATGCCATTTGATGTACATTATGAAGAGAAAAATACTAAAAGCTTACAAACGCTTTATAACAGTTTCCTAGTCGACGCAAGACTCAACAATATTGATATTGCGGTTTTTGTGCATGATGATGTATATGTTAACACGAGGGATTTACGAACTCGTTTACTGGATAGCGCGAGACATTACACTGTGTTTGGGCTTGCTGGTGCTATTTCTTGCAAAATCGGCAGCCCTGCTTTGTGGCATCTTATGTCAGAGAGGCAAGATCATCGAGGGTGTGTTGCACACGGTAATAAAGAGTCCTATATGTATACTTCGTTCGGGCCTATGCCTAGTAGATGCTTAGTTATTGACGGTGTATTTATTGGTATTAATATCAAAGAGCTACCTGGAAATGTAAAGTTTGATGAATCTTATCCATCTAAATTTCATTACTATGATATGGACTTCTCACTTGAGTGTAATAGGAACAACGTTAAAATAGGCGTTGTGGATATACCTATTATCCACCAGAGTCCGGGTTTAACTAAACCAGATGAAGAATTTTATAACGGGCAAGAGTATTTTATTAATAAATGGAAAAAATAGATTTAGATTATTTCGAAAAGGTTCTTATTTATAAGAGTTTAACTGATGCCAAATATCTCTCAGATATTATTAGTCACGTAGACCCCGCTATTATAGCAAATAAGAATATTAAAATTATATTTACGGTTATTAAAGATTTTTTTAATAAGAGGGGTGTACCACCTACTATAACCGAACTTAAAACATATCTTGTTAACGACGACGTTAAAGAGGCTTTTAGATCCGTATCGGGAGTGTTTAATGAAATTGATAAAAATTTAAATAATGATGAGTTATTAGAAAATACCGAGAGGTACCTTAAAGAGCGGTCAATATACCATACAATGATGGAGGTAGCGGAAGATATAACGCAGGGTAAAGTAGATACTAGTTATATTTTAGAGCGTTTTGAAAAAAGCTGTCAAATTGATCTTAAAAATGATATTGGGTTAGATTTATTTGATAATATAGATACTCTAATTGACGAGATAACTAGTGATCGACCTGTAATTTCAACTTTATGGCCATGGCTGGATGAAAAGCTTGATGGTGGGTTTAAGTCTAACGGCAGAGCATTTTATGTATTTGCAGGTCAGACAAATGTAGGTAAGAGTATATTCTTAGGTAATATCGCCGTTAATATAAGTAGACAAGGTATGAATGTAGTTGTTATATCTCTCGAAATGAGTGATATAATGTATGGCTGTCGCTTAGCATCAGATATAACGAAAATACCCATTGCAAGCTTAGCAGATGAAGCTGCTACTCTCAAACACACTATCTCTGAGATGAATAAATCTCCTGATTTTGGTAAGATTATAATTAAGGAATTCCCACCAAATACAATTACCTCCCAGCAAATTGCTAGCTACATTAAAACGTTACAGTTAAAAGGTATTAAAGTAGATGCAATTGTATTAGATTATATTAACCTAATTAAGGGTTCGATGAACACTAATATGTATGAAAGAATTAAATCAGCAGCAGAAGAGATTAGAGCTTTAACATATAAGTTTAACTGCCCTATTATTAGTGCAACGCAACTTAACAGATCAGGTTATGACGTCGATATACCTAAACTAGATAGTATTGGCGAGAGTATTGGATTAGCTGCAACTGCTGATGTTATTATAGGTATTACTCAAAGTGATGAAGATAAAGAACTTAATATTATTAATATTCATATTATGAAAAATAGATTCGGCCCAAATTTTGGTAGTAATCAAATGAGACTTGATTCTAAGACATTAACCGTTCATGAAGATGTGTCGTTAAATGATGATGGTGACCTAAGTGAATTATCTACTGTGCTAGGTATGTTGAGTAATTAAACAAGGGAACTAAATAATATGTAGAATGACTGATATAGAAACATTGCATATTATTAAACAGTTTATAGCTGAGTATACTACTATACCAGAATATAATATAAATACCCCGTTATATTCTGGTAATATAACTATAGGCAATACTATCTATTCTGTAGTGGGAGTATTTTTTGAAAATAATCCACATGCGCTAGCAGATAGTATTATTAAATGTACTAATAGTGATATTGTTATCTTATTAAATTTACAGCAAAAAGTAACTCTTCTAAGAAAGAATAAAACATGCGGTATAGATTTAGGAAAATTAGCAAAGCATCTATCAATAGGTGGTGGTAAACCTGATGTAGCTGGATGTATATTAAGTGATAAGATAATTAATTTAACAAAACTTTTACAACCATGCTAACTAACACACCGGCACAAAATATTGAAAATGATGAATTTAGGCACGCTTTCTTATCATTTTGCTCGCTAGTATCAATTTTAAATGGTAAAAAAATGAACTTCCCTACTGTTTTTTTAAAAATATTAGAGAATCCAAATCTCAGGCATATTTACATGGAACATATAAATGAAGATAGTGAATTTGTTGCTGTTAAAAAATTTATTGAAATGGAACCTTCAATTACTAAAAGTAAATATATAACAAAGTACTTGAATAAGCTGAAAACGCCTCTATTATAGAGTGGTGGAAGAATTCGATAAAAGAGTATATAATACATACCTAGCAGTTTCAAGAGCTGTCAATAATAAACCTTTCCGGTTACGAAAAGATTTTAATAACTTTAATGTACATAAAGACTACCCGGCAGTGGTAAAGCTTAGTAAATTTTTTAATAAGCACCCTCATATTAATATTAATAGTTTTTTTGAAGCTCCATTTTTTGTATATGATGAAGAGCATTTCGATTTAAGCTTTTTTTGTTCTCATAAAGCAATCTCGACATATACCAAGTATAATGATAATTATTTGATATCTAATCCGGATAGTAAGCAATGTTTACAAAAAATAAAAGACAGTATACTGTATATTCATAATTACTGTAAAGATCAAAACATACCCATAAAAACGTATATAACATTTATGGAAACTGGATCGGCTTATAACATATTTTTATCCCATATAAAAAATAGACAAATTAATATATACATATTATTTGCTTTCTCGGAATTTGAAACTATAATAACGAAGTTAGATTATAACATTAAACAAATATACTCACCGTATTTAGCTAGAATCAACTATTTGAGAACTAAGCTCTATACGGCTAACCAAACAAAAAAAAATATAGGTATGTTTAAAACATACCTTGAAAACACAAAATAATATACTATAATTAAAATATGAATACAAATACAATAACAAAATCAATGTTTGAATCAATTCGCGACGCGCTCGCTTCTAGTGATGATAAGTCTGCATCCACCAATATCTTACGAACTGAACCAGGTAATACATATACCGTTCGTATCTTACCCTACTCTGTCGATCCTAAGAATACATTCTTTCACTACTTTCAACATGGTTGGAATAGCTTTGCAACTGGTCAGTATGTCAGTGCATTATCTCCCCAGACTTTCGATGAGAGAGATCCTATCGCAGAATATCGATATAAACTATATAGAGGTAATGACGTAGATCAAGCAAATGCAAGTAAGATTCTTCGCTCTGAAAAATGGTTAGTTAACGTGTATGTGGTTAATGACCCGGTTACCCCAGATAATAACGGTAAAGTAATGGTATTACGATATGGTAAGCAGTTACACAAAGTTATTACTAGTGCTATTAATGGTGAAGATTCTGCAGATCTCGGAGCTCGAGTATTTGACTTAAGCCCAGAGGGGGTTAATTTTAAGATTATTGTTGATAAGCAAGGCGAATACCCGACATATGTTTCATCCAAATTCTCTTTCCCTACTGAAATTAAGGGTCTTGAAGAATCTAAGTTTGCAGATATTTATAAGTCAGCTACAGAACTCGCGACTATTTTTAAGTTCAAGAGTTATGATGAACTTAAGCAAATGGTAAGTGAGCATATCCTATGTAAGGATGCAGATTCCGAGCGTAGCGAAAGTCTACCAGGTCAACTAACTGCTAACACGACCGCTGCGGATATTATGAATAAACCTGCAGTAGTCACAGAGCAGGCTAAGCCAGTCACTGTAAGCGACGATGCTGAAATCCAAGACTTGCTAGCTGGCTTAGATCTGTAATTTAAAAAAAATAATTATGGAAAATATAGAGAGCTCACCGCAACAGCCCACTAGTTTTGAAAGAGTATTAACAACAGAAGAAGAGCGTGATGTTTTAATTAACTTTATGGGTAATATCTACGGGGAGACTAAAAAACTAGACAGTAATGTTATCGGAGCATCTTCTACTCTCAGTAATAATAAAAGTAATGAAATAAGACAGCATATTGAAAAGTTAGTTCATACAACACGCGAAGAAATCATACCCGCCATACCGGTAAGTTCGGCTGCTTCTATACCAGTAACCGTTGCTGCATCTATACCAGTTGATGCAGCAACGGCTCTTATGAATGTAGTGGAATATAATCAATTATCATTTAACTTTGACATAGATGAGAAGGCAGAATTATTTGCTTTAGTTAATAAAATACTAACAAGGTTAGATAGGTTGCACCATAAAGTTGATAAAATCGCAGAACAAATTGAATGCTCGCAACCTCAAAAAAAAAAATCAGCAAACTGATAATAGTCAGTTAATTATAACAAGGAAACCTGGTATAATACAGAGTATATATGACCACATTAAAAATAAAAAATAAGAAGGATTTTATTAGCAGCTTTCTTGGACCAGTATCAAACTTAAATGATATGTGTGTACTTAAAGTTACTAGTAATAACATATCATGTATAATTGCATCAGCTGATGCGACTATTGTTTGCAAGGCAGATCTAGAATGTGAAATTGATATAGGTGATGGGGAATGTATTACTCTTAATATACCAGATATTAAAAAACTAGTTAGAGTTTTAGAGATTATACCAGCAACTGAAATTAATATTGATATTAAGAGTAATAATATATCATATAGTAAAGATGGTTATAAGTTTAGATATCATATTTTAGATGATAATATTATTAAACTACCTAATATTAATGTTAATAAAATTTATAAGCTTGAGTTTAAGACGGCATTTAATGTTACCGAAGCTAACTTAAATATGCTATATAAAGGTAGTTCTTTTACTACCGAGACTTCGAAGTTGTATATATTTGAAGACGACGGCAATATTTCTGGAGAGTTAGGAGATAAGAGCCGGCATAATACCGACAATTTTGTATGTGTGTTAAGTAAAGAGTATGAGGGAGATCCATTAACGAAACCACTTGCATTAAATTTTGAATCGTTTAGACTACTAAGCTTTAGTGGTAGTAGAGAAGTTGAGTTTAAAATTAATCAAGACATGGGAATAATTACTTGTAATATAAAAAAGGGTAATGTATCATTGATTTATATAGTATCAGCCCTAATTAATTAGTATATGTTAAACCAAGAGGGTAAGTTAAAGGTCAAGCGGATTAGCAATAAAGTTAAGACAGCTGGATATACTATAAAAAGATTAAAGGATAACGGCTTCGTTGTTTTTAAAATGTTTAATGCCTATAGTAATATAGACCCCAGACGATGGACAGTGTTAATTGATCCAGGTGGTTCATCTGTATATCTTACATGTCATCATAATAAGGATAATTTAAATGAAGTTTTATTTGAATTTGATGATGGTGGTAATAATTTTAATCGTGGATTTTTCCATAAAACCGATAGCATCGAATCCATAGTTACTACTCTCATTGAAAAGGGAGTTAATAATGACGCATCAAAAAATCCATTTGGTAAGATTAAGTAAGTATATGGATGATAGCACTCCAAAAAAGAGAGGTATACCTAAAAAGGTAAAAATTGAGTCTATCTCTCTTTCTGCAGTAGATATAACTAATACAACTAATACTGATATACAAAATGTTATCAGAGAAGCTCTACGGACAATTATAACTGAGAGTAGCAGTATTAAAAAGGATGAAGAAACTATTGAAGCGATGACTTCGACTTGCTCGGAGTTTATGAAGAGTTTTATTATTATGGGATACGATCTTAATGATAATGCGATAGCACCGATATTTTATGCTAAGACAGATATGGAAGCTGATGCGTTATCACATTATATGCAGCAGTATTTTATGTCTTCAATGAAAAACCAGCATTGATTTTCGTATATTATATGATATAATATATGTATGAAATTATTAATATTGGGTAAAGGCTTTATATCTGAATATCTTGTTAAATATCTTAACGGTTCTGATCATTCAGTCGATTGTTACTCTCGTGAAGAGTTAGATTATTCAGATGATAACATCTTATACAATAAAATTGTAAATCAAGTAGCTGGTGTAGGATACGACGTTATTATTAATACAGCTGGTTTTACTGGTAGTCCTAATGTAGATGAATGTGAGTTAAGAAAAGCTGAATGCTTTGACTTAAATGTTAAGTTACCAAAAACGATTGAAAGTGTTTGCAAAGCAACAGGTGTTAAATTTATCAATGTAAGTTCTGGTTGTATTTATACCGGTTATGATAAAGACTATACAGAAGAAGATGAACCGAATTTTGGTATGTATAACAGCGAGTCAAGCTTTTATAGTAAGACAAAGCATGCATGTGAGTTAACGCTAGATAATAACTTTACTAATACAATTCGTATTAGAATGCCGGTTACTAGTAATGCTGATCATAAAAATTTACTTACTAAATTAAACAAATATGATAATATTATTGACTATAAGAATAGTAAAACTGATGTAGTTAGATTATGCCAGTTTATTGAAGTAGTAGTAGAGAATTTTAAACCAGGTATATACAACGCAGTACATAATAAGACTCTTACAACAAGAGAGGTTACAGAGATTATGGCAGAGTATGGTTTGCAGAATGATAATTGGAAGTTTGTACCATATGAAGATTTACCTATTAAAGCAAATAGAAGTAATTGCGTATTAGACAATAATAAAGCAAAGAGAGATTTTGACTTTGATTTCGGGGATGAAGAATATTATATTCGTCTCAATTGCTCGGTATTACAAAGAAAATAATATGGCAAGAAAAGGTATAATTTTAGCTGGTGGTAACGGTACGCGTTTATTTCCATTAACTCACAGTATCTCAAAACAAGTATTACCGGTATATGATAAACCGCTACTACTATACCCAATACAAACGGTATTAGATGCTGGTGTAGATGAAATTATTTTTATTATCAAACCTGATCAGTATTATAATTTTCAGGGGTTAATTAGTAAGCTTAATTTACCAGTTAAGTATAGTATTATAATGCAGATGGAACCTAACGGTTTAGCCCAAGCATTTATTTTAGCTGAAGATTATATTATGGGACATTCAGTTGTATTAGCTTTGGGTGATAATATTTTTTATAGCGATACATTAAATGATGATCTTGCTAATATACTACCAGGTGAAAATATTATATTTGGGTATGAAGTAAATAATCCAAATGCATATGGAGTTGCTGCTTTTGATGAAGATGGTGCATTAATTGATGTAGTAGAAAAACCTATGAACGCTCCTAGTAATTATGCTATACCAGGTTTATACTTTTTTGATAGTACAGTCGTCGAAAAAGCCAAAAATTGTAAAAAGAGCATGCGGGGGGAATATGAAATCGTGGATGTAATTAAGCAGTATATAAAAGAAAAAAACATTAGCATTTATAAATTAGATAAAGGAGCTGCATGGTTTGATTGCGGTACAATCGACGATTTACTCGATGCTGGTAATTTTGTAAAAGCTATACAAACGAGAACAAATAATAAAATTGGATATGAAAATAAGCAGTAAAATTAGTAGTAAGAATATTTTAGTAACAGGTGGATACGGCTTTATAGGTGGCAATTTTATACGGTTTTTGAGAGATAATTTTCCTCAATATCGTATTGTATGTTTAGATAAAAACGGGTATGCTTCAAATAAAAAATATGTAGAAAGTCTATGCGATAAAGAATATGTATTTGATTTAGTATGCAATAAAAAGCTAGATATGCTATTTAAAACAGAAGATAAATTTGATTATATATTCCATTTTGCTGCTGAATCTCATGTAGATAATAGTATTAAAGATCCATCTATTTTTATACAGTCAAACGTTGTAGGTACGCAAAATTTACTTGAATGTTTCCGTAAAGCAAAATATGGAAAAATGGTACATATTAGCACTGATGAAGTATACGGACATTTGGGTTTTAACGACCCTTCATTCTTAGAGTCGACCCCAATTAACCCTCGTTCTCCCTACGCTGCGAGTAAGGCATCAAGCGATCTCTTGTGTATGGCATATATTAATACCTTCGATTGTAATATTAGTATTACTAGATGCTGTAACAATTATGGTCCTAATCAGCATAGTGAGAAATTCATACCGACTATTATAAAATCGCTTAGCGAAGGTAAGAAAGTACCAATTTACGGCGAAGGTCTTAATATACGCGAGTGGGTACATGTACATGATCATAATTTAGCTGTATGGGCAGTCGCTACGAAAGGTAAAAATGAGATATATAATATCGGATCTGGTGTAGAATTAACTAATATTGAATTAGTTGATAAAATCTGTACTATTATGGGTAAGGATTTAGATAAAAACGCAATATTTGTTGAAGATCGATTAGGACATGATTTCCGTTATAGTATTGATTGTAGTAAAATACAAGAAGAATTATTATATGAGCCTCTATATACGGATTTCGACAATCAATTAAAAGAATTAGTTAAAATTTATGCATAAAATAAAACAAGGTAATATATATGCGATTCATCATGGCGATTACGCCGGACAAATGATTGTATATGTTATGCAAGATAAGAAGGAACAAAGATATAATTTTCTAGCTCTACCTGATATGAAGACGTTAAGAATTAAACAGATAGACTTCGACAGAGGCATAACAACCGAGCTAGTAAAATTTGTTGAAAATACCCCGAGGCATGTATTAAAAGTTATTATAAATCAATATAAAAAGAATGAAAAAGCATAAGAAGTTTAAAATTAACTTACAATTCTTATTACATACTCACTGTATATTGTTACGTTTATTATAGTTGGTTTTTATACGGAACTATAATATAATATTGTATGGGTAATCGTATACTTTCTATAGATGGGAATAACCTCGTGCATCGAGTGTATTACGTGGCAAATAATTTGCCTTATCACACTGAGTATTTACATGTATACATGTTTCTAAATAGTGTGAAGAACTATGTCGATATGTACGGTCCTGATAAAGTATACTGTGTGTGGGATGAAAAAATTGAGTATACACCTAATAAGCGTTTAGAACTACTACCTGAATACAAGGGTACCCGTGATAGGGAGAAGACTAAGGTAGTACATACAAAAAATGCATTAATTAAAGAATTATTACAAATGATGGGTATACCGTCAATATTTCCCCGAGAATATGAGGCAGATGATGTCATAGCTATTATCGACAATATTATACCCTACGATAGACATATAATTATTACAGTGGATAGGGATTTATGCCAGCTAATTACTAATAAGACTGTTATATATGATGGTATCCGCAAGCTTGAAATTAATTTAAGTAACTTTGAAGAAAAACTAAAATATAATAAAGAACAGTTTGTAAAAGTAAAGGCCATAATTGGAGATAAGAGTGATAATATACCAGGTATTAAAGGATTTGGTAAGAAAAGGATTGAAAAGTACTTCAATAACCAAGTAGACTTTACCGAAGAAGAAAGAGCAATATTCGATAGAAATATAAAACTAGTAACACTGGTAAATAGTGGAAATGAAGCAGATTATGTAAGAGCTCAATTGGAGACCTGCTCTTTTAATACAGACTGGCATTTGTTTAAGGCAAAAGTTGAAGAATTGAACTTTAAAAATATCATTAAAAATGATATTGGCTGGTACTCTACATTCTTCCAAAGTAATAGATTATTAGAATTACTAGCTTAAATATTTGTATGAACCAAAACGACTTCGTCAATCCTCAGCAAATTAGATCACCTTATACCGGTGAAACATCTCGACCTACATTTAATACATATAACGCAGACGGTAAGACATACGAGCAAGCAGTCTTCTCCGACCCTGTAACCGGTCATATTATAAAAAAGGGGTTAGTCTCAGTTAAAGACGCCAAAACTGGTGAATTAATCGCTGATTATAAAGGTGTTATTGGTAGAAGTGTTACGACTCAAAGTAGAGGTTAATATTAATGGATTACTGCTATTAATATACTATAATTAGTGTGTGATAGTCGTACCAGAACAGTATACAATACAAGTATTATACGAAAATATATATAAGATATCGTATAATAAATATAGTCATTCATATAATGGCTGCTGTCCTATATGTAAAGAGGGTTCTTCATGGGGTAAGAAGAAGAGATTCTTTTATATACCAAAAAAAGACTTAGCATATTGTCATAATTGCGGTTATAGTAAAAAGACGTTAGGGTTTATATTAGATATTACTAATAAACCTCTTCATTTATTAATAAACGAAATTAAAAACCTCGATATAGAGTCTCAATCACCTATCGAAGAGGTTAAAGAGGAAAGGAAGGTAATAGATACTAGTTTACCTGATGATTGTATTAATCTATCAGATATAAGTCAATTAGACTATTACAAAGGCAATGCATCAGTAATAGCAGCTTTAAACTTAATTAAAACGCGTAAATTAGATAAAGGTATTAATAAGCCGAAAACGTTTTATATATCGCTAAAAGATCCAGTACATAAAAATAGACTCATCTTACCCTTCTATGATGATAATGGAGATATTATATTCTATCAATCTCGAGGGTTAATGAAGAAGGATTTATACGAGAGACCGAAATATCTTAGTAAAGTAGGCGCTGAGAGAAGCTTATATGGTATGCAAAATATTAACCCCGACTTAGATTACGTTTTTATCTTTGAGGGCCCGATTGATAGCTATTTTGTTGAAAATGGTTTAGCTACTTGCGGTATTACAGAGAGAAGTGATAAGATGTTTACTGTATTACAGAAGCAGCAAATCAATAAGCTTAATTTATATGAGAAGATTTACGTACTAGATAATCAACGCTGTGATAGAGCTGCATTGTTGAAGAGTATATCTCTAGCAGATAGCGGCGAGAAGGTTTTTATATGGCCAAAAGAGTTAAAGCCGTTTAAAGACTTCAATGATATATGTGTAATCGGTAATAAAGACAAAATAAGACCCGAATTCATATTAAAAAATACATATTCGGGTCTTAAAGCTAAATTGCTTTTAACTGAGATTAAAAATAATTAAGATT